TACTCCTTTTGGCATAGAAAAACACCCCACTTATTAGATAGTATACCATACTGTCTAACAAATGGGGTGCAGTTCAACCGGGTCGGCTGCTCTTTTCTTTTTCAATTTTGCGATGCTACCACTTTACACCTTTACGGATTCACTTTCAATGACATTTACTTGCATTTCGTTCCTTTTTGTTTCTTTTACTTCCATACCATTGACAGCCGGGACCTTTCCCCACTTCGGCAGCAGGATTTCCTGCATCTCCGTCGCCGGATTCGGCCTTTGTTGAGAGAGCCGCGCGTTCAAAGTGTCGATGGCTTCGCGGTGTAGCTTGAACGTGCGGCGCAGATACTTCTCGTCGGAATCGTCAAAGTCCGGCTTGAATGAGAACAGCATTTCCGCAATCTCCCGCCACTCTGCGCCGTCGAGGTAGCGCATTTCAAGGACGGAACGCTGGTCGGGCTTGTGGATGCACCCGATGATGCTCCGCAGCTCGTCGCGCTCTCTGTCGCGGTCTGCGATCAGTTCCCGGATGTCGGCTTCTAGCTTTTCCTTACGTTCCAGCATTTGGCCGATTTTGTCCACATCGGATGACGGGTTATGCGGCATCCCGGACAGGCTCGGGCTGGATACGCCTTTCATGCGGAGAATAAGGGTTTCCAGCCGCTCTATCTGATTGTCGATGTACCTGTTGTCGTCGCGGTGACGTTTCAAGCGTGCTTCGATTTCCGATACTTCTCTCAATGAGTCCATCCCCCTTTTCAGCGGCATGGACTCGGCCACGCCTTACGACGGTTTCTTGGCTTCTTCGCGGACAATCGGCTTGTGCAGCAGGTCATAGTTTTGAATCGCAATCTGAACGACAGCCAGCACATCGTACATTCGGACGGTCACCATACCGCCGTTTTCACGCGACAGGCTGATAGTGTCATCTTCTGCGTCCACCATGATCTTGACGGCTTCCGGCTGCTGCGACTCAATGCCGGTCTTTCGGCCGTCCTCAAAGGTGAATGTGGTGTAGACCCCGTCGGTCATGTATTCCATCTGTGCCGGGGTCATGCCGTGTGACCGCTCAATCTTCCGTTCTGACATTTTCAGACTCCTCTCTGCGCTTCGGACACCATAAAGGGCTGTACTTCATGGCTTCGCCGTAGATTTTCTTTTCATCCATGATACCGCACACTCGCATCGGGCGGCCCTTGGCAGGGTTCTTGTTCACCACCTGCAGGTGGCTGCACTCCTTGCACTTTGGTACTCTCCTGCGCATGCTTACTCCTCCGGGGCTTCGTCGCTGTCCTCTGCTTCCTTGCCGGGGTTGTTATCGGCGGGGCAATTTTTTGAATTTTCCTCGACCTCGTGGAATTCGGCATCCACCGCGTCGTCATCCTTGCCCGCCGGGGCGGCCTTTTCTTCGGTGGGTACGCGCTCGACACCGCAGACCCAGCTTTCAGCCTGCTCCTTGATGTCCTCGATGTGCATTGCCGAGATGGTACACTCGACAAACCGGCCGCCGTCCGTGATTTCATACTTTGCACCGTAGCCTTGCAGCAGGTCAACGATGGCCTTTCTCGCTTGGATGTCGTAGTCATCGGCATCGAACGGGCCGAACTTGACATTGTAGGCATCGTTCTCGTGGCCCTGCTTGGATTCTTCCGAGCCGTCACCCAGCATAGCCACGGGCGCGGAGGGTGCGCTTTCCGGGCTGCCAGGCTGCTCGTTGTCCTTTTCCTCGGTGTCGAACAACGTGGTCTGTGCGCTCTTTACCGGGCGCAGGACGTATTCGCCCTCCTCCTCGTCGTAGACCATCTCGGCGTTCGGATTCACCATGCCGCTTTCCCGCTCCTTGATGGCCATAACGCTAGACACTTGATGCTTGAACTTCGGTTTCAGCTGACCCTCGTTCTCGCCGGTCGCGCTGATCGTCAGCTTGAGGTTGATGTCTGCCTGCCCGGACTTGCCCTTGACGATGTTGCCGAGGGCCTTTTTCAAAATCGCGTCGAAGTTGTCACGCATCTCGTTGAACACGCTGCTGCTGAGGTTGATTTCGGTACAGTTTTCTTTACACATATTGCAAATTCTCCTTTATTTCGGTTTTGTATTTAACGAAAAAGGGCCTATTCCACGAAATGAACCCAACTTTTCGCGGTGAAAAAGTTGAATTCATTCCAAATTTAGCCACTGACCCATCTGCTGGTATCGGTATCGTTTGTCAGCCAAACCGATACTTTCACCATCGGGTTATCCGAATATCGCTTCACCACGCGGGCATCCACGATTTGGGAATCATCCCTGTACGCAATGCCGTTCAGCGCGTCCGAGACGATTTTGCCCACGTTATCCCAATCCGGCTTGGTTATCGGCCGCTCCGCTCCTGCGCGCATCAGGCTCTTTTTCTTCGCGCTCGCGCTCTTGGGGATGGGCCGATAGGCCACAACCAGCATGGACAGCGGCTCGTTGTCCGGGAATCTCGCGCCGTGGGCTGCCATCTGATAGCACCACTTGACGGTTTCCTCGTAGTTCTTCGTCTTGGCGGGCGTGTACACTACCCCTGTCGCCATGTTCGTCCTCGGGCGCTCCTTGGCAACCGGCTCGCCGGGGACCTCAAAGCTAATTCGCGTCAAGGGATTCATCCTTGGAAGCCTCCTTGTACTCAACCCACCAGTAGTAGGCGTTCGACTTTGCCGTTTTCTTGTACCGGGTCATCTTTACGATGTACCCGTTCCGCGCAAGGATGGCCGCCAATGCGTCGCGGTCAGCCTTGTCATCCACGCTAATTTTCAAAATTCCCCCTCCGGGATGCTGAATTTAGAACCGCCAACCTGCTTTTTCTGAATTGCAGCGGGGTCTTCCTTGCTTACTTTTTCGACCACCCATTTGAGGATGGCGCTGTAATCGTCGTGGTACACCTTGTTCGTGCGGCCTTTGTACTCGTCCAGCACATAGACGAACTTGTTAGCCGCCATAGTGCCGTATTCCTCAGCCAGCGAATCGAACTGCTGCTGGGTCAAATGCACATGAGGGGCAAACTCTTTCTTGTCTCCGCCCGCCGGTCGTTCCTGCCCATTTGCGAGGGCTTCTTCCTCAAAGCGCTTTCTATGGCGCTCGACGCGCTTGCGGTCTGCGTCCTTGCGCTTCTTGGTCTGAAAATCGTACCACTGCTTTTGCCAGATTTCCCAATCATGGATGTACAGGGTGTCGCCGTCCATGTCGAGAAATCCGATGTCAAGCATGGCGTCCACGATTTTCGACGGCACAAGCCCCTCGCTAAGCCCCGAGGAAATCGCATCGGCAACGTCGGACTTGTCCATTTCATCCAGCCGGCCGACCGCGTCGGCATTATTGATGCCCCACAACCACATACCGACCAGTATGCCGAGGGCTTCTTTTTTGGAGCACCCTGCCCGCTTTGCAAAGCGATGCAGCTTCCCGCCCATCACCTGCTCGTGGACGCTTATCCATGCCAAAATTCATCACCTCGCTTTCACGGATTCTCCGTCAGCTTTCTACCACTTCGGCATCAATGACGGTTTCTTCCGTTTTGGCGAGTTCTTTCTGAATCTCCACTGCGGCCAATTTTTCAACGGCATCCAGCGAACCCACGGTGATGCTGTGCGTACTCTCAAATCCGAAATTCGCGCAGATCTTCTTGATGATGACCTCGGCCTTGCTGCGGCCCACGCCTTGGATGATTTTGTTCAACAGATTCTTCCGCTGCTCGCTGCTGATAACGTCCGATGCAGAGGAGTCGCCGTTCTCGGGCCCGGACTGTGCTTCATCGCTCACCTGCCCGCCCTGCGGCATCTCGCGGAAGTTTGCGGGAACAGCGCCGGATGCAACCATCTCGTCCTCGGAATACGTTCCCTCGTAGTCTTTCGGGAACGCTTTGCGGAGACACTGGCTGATGGCGACCTTGTTAATCATCGTGCTGGGCTTGGACGACCAGTTCGCTTTGCCGCTGCTGTACTCGGCCAGCGAGACCTCCACATAGGCATCGCGCTCTTTCTCGTTGCGGATGTAGTGGATTCTGCACCAGCCACCGACCAGCGTTTCCCCGGGATACAGGCAGCAGCCGGGCTTAGAGATGATTTCCTCGCCGCGCTTGATGATGATACCGTCCTCGCTGTCGAGGTAGTTCGGGTTATCGTAAGCTCTGCGGAGATAAGCGTCCTTGCCGACAACCATCTGCGCCGGTGTCGTGCCAAACTTGATAAGATAGACCTCACCCTGCACAAGTGGGTTGAGTTTCTGCGACTTGCAAGTATTGAGAAAGAACACCAGTTCTTGGTCCGTGATGTTCTCCGCGTTGCCGCGCACAAGGTAGCTTTTTACAAAATCAATGTCAATGTCCACATGGACACCGTTGACATCGTAGCTTGCCACGAGAGCGCTCCGCTCATTTTTTGTCATTTCACTTTTCATGGCTTACGACCTCCCGAGCGAAATTTTCGTGGTTTTCTTGTAAACCACACCGGGAATCTGAACCGCACCCTTGCTCATGCGGATAAGGCGCTTGACGGCAGCTTCATCGACCGGGCGGATGATGACACCCGCAACCTCGGTAGGAACCTTGCTCGCGTCGATGCTCTCGATTTCCCAATCAGTGCTGGTGGACACGCCGGACACTTTCGGAGTGGGCGTTCCCTGCACAACGGTGGTCGCGGTGGCAAGGGTTTCTGCGTACTCCATGCGAGCCGCCGCTTCCTCTGCGTCACCGTTGCGCTCAGATTCGACCGCCTCGTTCAAAAGGCGCTCGGCTTCGGTTTCCTGCAAGCGGCGCATCCGCTCCTCCTGCTCCAACCGCTTCTTTTCCTGCTCCATGAGGTAGCTGCTCATAGCGCCTTTCAAAGTGCTTTCAGCTTCCTGCAAAGGGGCGAGCATTTCCTTTTCCCGGGCGCAAATCTCTTTGTGTGCCTTGGCGGCGTTTTCTTTCAGTGGCTTCCAGTAATCCTTGACTGCCTTGATTTGGGCTTTCACCCGCTTGCCGTACTCGGCGGCTTCGCCGTAGTCATCTTCTGTCTCGATGATGATGCTTTCTACCTTGCCGGTAATGTCCTTGGACCCGGCTTCGAGAACTTTTTCTTCGGCTGCCGGCGCGGCGGGTTCTGCAGGCTTGCGGCGCGGCGGGATGACCGCTACGACGTTTTCTTTGACTGCTGTGTTCATGGTATCCTCCTTACTTGTATTTCTGCTTGTGGTTATGTATCGTCAGGCAGGCCATAAAGACCCGCCACGATTCTGCGTCGTTTTTCCTGTATACCGGCATCTGATACCTGCCGTCAGCTTGCAGATGCACGATGGCCTTTTGCTCCACCTGCAACCCTGTGGCTGCAAGCATCTGCTCGTAGGCTTCCAACTGTACCCCTGTCAGCATCTTATTGACTGTTGCGCTCGTCTTGAAATCGACCAGCGTAAGCACCTGCGGATCGGTGTCGCTCTTGGACAGCGTACACAGCATATCCAGCGTACCGGCATACCCAAGTGCCGGGTGATAGGCCCTGTGCTCAACCGAGAGCGGCTGCACGTTGTAGTCTTTCATCCACCGCAGGAACGCCTCGAAATAGCCCCTGCGGGCTTCGGAAATGTCCGTGATGCCGAGGGTCACATAGTCTTCGATGGCACTGTGAACTTCTGTTCCCCGCTCAGCTGCCGCTTGCAACGTCTCCGGCCGGATTCCTGCATACAGCGTGTCGGACAGCGGTTTCATCAGCGTGGTAACACTGGGCAGCACCTGCATTCCGTTCAAAATGTACTGGTGGGTCTTTTCCTCAAATGCCAAACCCGGCTGCTGCGGGATTTGGTCTACGAATTCAGCCATAGGCGTTCTCCTTAATCTCAAAATCGAAAAGCTCTGCCAGCTTTCCGGCGCTCATATCTTCGATGCAATCCGTGTGATACATCTTGCCGTTGATGTCGGCATAGGCTTCGCCTGTGATAATGTCCTCCTCGCACCACGCGCACGTTCCGACCACCTCGGGCTCCGGCGCGTTTGGGCAGCCCGGCATGTGCGGGTAGGTATGACAATACTCACACATCCTGCTCCTCGCTTTCCTCGTCCACGCACTCGGCCAGCATCTCAAAAAGCTGCTTTACCAGCGACACCAGCTTCACCAGCAGGACGAACAGCGGAATCAACAGAACCTCGCCGCCGATTGCCCTGTACCCCCGGGCCGCGTAGGCGGCCTTGACGGCCATAGGCGTGAAGAACGCGCCCAACAAGACCGCGAGGATGTACCAGCGGTAATACCAAATTCCAATAGCCAGCGTATAAAGAACTGTCCGTGCGCCGCTGTTGCGGCGCTTCTTTTTAGCCTGCATGGGAAACCTCCTTTACAAACACACTTATGTTGACTTTTTCCATATTTGCAATCGCAAGGTCAAGTTCATGCTCATTGTGGATGCCGAACTCCTCTTGCAACAACTTCATAACTTTTTCTTCTCGGGTCATTGCTCTCACCGCTCGCATTTCTCCGCGATGATGCGGATCTCCGAGATGGAATGTGACAGCTTATCGAGAAAGCCCATAATTTTCTTGAAATCGGCTTTCTCGTCGTCTTCAATCACTCCATCAGATGCGATCTCGACCAAGCGGTCTTTTACCTCGTCGATTTTGCCCTCGTCGAACGCTTTCAGCATCCGCAGGGTTGCAAGCTCAATGCTTGTTTCCTCTGTGGCGACGGGCATCTCGCAGCCTATAGGGCAGACATTCTTGCAGTAATGCGGTTTCAGCTGAGGGGCATTGTAGACATCAGCCATGCGGATGACGTTCTCAACCGGCACAAATTTTGTCAGTCCCAGTTCATAATCCGCGAGGGTCGAGGGCGAAATTCCAAGGGCTTCCGCTGCCCCCTCTCTGCTGGATAGCCTGTCGTTGTACATTGCGGCCTTTTTCCTCGCCTCGTAGTACACATTACCTACCGCTTTAGTTGCAGCTGCTCCCATTTAATTCACCCCCATTTCTCGGTAAAATAAGTTCGTAGTGGAAAGAATCGCCAGCAAAGTTTCCATCTGTCAACTTTTGGTCGCAAAAAATAGCGTTGAACTGTGCCATGTCCATACCCGTGTAGTTTGCAATCTGGACTGCCTTGTTCAACTGGATTCCTGTCTCGTTTTTCAGCCACTTGTTGATAGATGCCCGCGGTATATCTAAATCACGCTCAATGTCGCTGATTTTCAGCCCCTTTGCAACCAAATGGATACGGAATAGCGTCTCGTTCATCGTCTCACCACCTTGTTTTTTAGGTTAAGTTTATTATAACTTGCCAGCTGTCAAATGTCAATGGAAATATTGACGTTTGGCAATATTTATTTACATATCGCAAAATTTTAGGTATTCTATTACATATAAAGGAGGCTTTGTCCATGATAAACAACATTGAAGAAAATTTTCACTTCGACCAAATTCTGGCGCACGCTATGGATGAGCGCGGAATGAACGCCGTACAGCTGGCTTCTCTAACGGGCCTGTCCTCCGGTGCGATTTCCCGCTACCTTGCTGGCGACAGGCAGCCCACCGTGTACAGCATTCAGCAGATTGCCAAGGCTCTCGGAGTTTCTGCCGACTACCTCGTAGGCATCGACCCCGTGCTGGCCCCGCCGAAGAAATCCGGCGACCCCGAGGAAATCATTCTGCTGAACGCATTCTCCAAGGTGAGCGACGATGACCGTGCCGTCCTGTGGGCGCTGCTGCGGAAATATATGACTCCGCACGACCGCGCCCTGCTGGAAGCCCTTAACCAAGACAACGAATCCGGCGCCGTATAATTTACCTGCCGTATTCGGACTAAGGGGAGGGCTTCATCATGCAAAAGAACCAGACGAAAAAAGCCGCTCTCTATATCCGAGTTTCTACCCACTACCAAATCGACAAGGATTCTCTACCATTCCAGCGCAACGAACTGATAAACTACGCGAAATACGCTCTCGGCATTGATGACTACGCCATTTTCGAGGACGCTGGCTACTCCGGCAAAAATACGGACCGCCCGGCGTACCAAGACATGATGCGCCGGATCCGCGCCAAGGAATTTTCTCACCTCTGCGTTTGGAAAATTGACCGCATCAGCCGCAATCTTCTTGACTTTGCTGCCATGTATGAGGAGTTGAAGAAATTCAACTGCACGTTCGTCTCCAAGAACGAGCAATTCGACACGTCCAGCGCCATCGGCGAAGCCATGTTGCGCATCATCCTCGTATTCGCCGAACTCGAGCGCAAGCTGACCGCCGAGCGCGTCACGTCCATCATGTACTCTCGCGCCAACAAGGGCCTTTGGAATGGCGCTCCTATCCCGTTAGGCTACAAATGGGATGCCAAGGGCAAATACCCCGTCATCGACGAGGATACCGCCGTTGTGGTGCGCTATATCTACGACCAGTACGAGAAAATCCACAGCACCATGAAGCTGTCCGACAAGCTGAACCGCGAGAACATCAAGTCGGCGCGCGGCGGCGAGTGGACGGGTACAACCGTAAAAGGAATCCTGCGAAACCCGTTCTACAAGGGAACCTATCGGTACAACTACAAAACGCAGACCGGGCGCATCAAGCCCGTGGAGGAGCAGATCATCCACGAGGACAACCACCCCGGTATCATCGACAAGGAGCAATGGGACCGTGTGAACAAAATTCTCGACGAAAATTCCACCCGTTCCGTCGCGCAGCTGCGCTCAAACGTAAAGTACACGCACATCTTCTCCAAGCTGCTGCGGTGCGGCCAGTGCGGCCACACGATGGGCGGCGGGCTTGACCGGGCGCGGTCTGACGGATACCGGCCGTCGCGCTACTACTGCACCTCGCACACGAGCAAGTCAGGATGCACAAACGGCGTTTACAGCGACGTATACCTCGGGCCTTTCGTGTTCAACTACATTGCAAACCTTGTGCGGGCCCAGCGGGCGCTCACCGACAGCCAAAAGCCGCGAGATTTGGAACGGATGCTGCTCCGTGGAAAATTCTTTGACAACGTCGCGGGCATCGAGCAGCAGGGTTTGCTCGACACCTATAACACGATTCTCTACGGCAGCGGCGAGGATGTCATGCTGCAACCCAGCCCGGAGATTGCCGCGCAAAGCGCGTCCGAACTGGAATTGCTGGACCGCGACCAAAAGAAATATGAGCGCGCGCTGGAACGCATCGAGCAGCTGTATTTGTACAGCGAGGAATCCATGCCGGAAAAAGACTACGTTCTGAAGCGGAACGAACTCAAAGCCATGCTGGACAACATTGCCGAGCGCCGCGCCGAGGTAAATTCTCGTCTTGGCCTTGCCCCGGCCAGTAGCGATTTCTTGGAAAAAGCCACCTACTTCTACCTCACAAACAGCTTGAATCAGAAGCGCTCTCTCGACTTCCGCAAGATGGTCGATACTTTCGAGCCGAAAATGCTGCAAGACTTTCTGTGTTCTGTCATAGATCACATTACTGTCGTAGACGGTCATGTAGCATCCATCAGCTTCAAGAACGGCCTAACGAATAAGTTTATATATAAGGCCACAAAGCCCCCTAAGAACGCTTCTACGAAGCCGTGACATAGCAATAGCCGCCCGACGAATCGGGCGGCTATTTTTATCCATTTTTGCACTTGCATCCGCAATTTCTGCATGTCTCGGCGGAGACCTCTTTTCCCGTGCGCTTGCAGTAGAACCGCGGGCCACTTCCCTGCCGTATGTGCCGGCAGTTCGGGAATCCTCTTTCCATCAAGACGCTTTTCTTCGGCTTCTCTATTTTTCGGCACCTGCCTTTCTCGACCTTTCGACCAGCATTTTCTCATACGCTATGCAGCGAGAGCGCCAGTAGGCCATCATGTTCGCCATTTCCCGGTACTTCGCGCTGGTCGCTTGCAGTTCTCCCTCTAGGCGGCGGATCCTCTCAGCATCGCTTTTCCTTCCCGCTTCATCCGCCGGGCGCATCACCAAGGCAAACAGCATCATCCCCAGCCCAAAGCCCAAAAAGCCACCCACACACATAGCCAACACCATTTCATCCGACATATTCCCTACTGATTTCCTCCCTTGTACCGCTTTTGGCGGTTCTTCTTTTCCTGCTCATGCGTCAAGTTCATTGCATCTATCGGCGCAAATTGCTTGCTGTACGCCTTTTCGGCTTCGAGTTCTTTCTTCCATCTGATGTACCGTTCGCATACGCTGTGACACCCTGCCTGTCTGTACGCACAGCCATAACATGGTGCAGTCATCTCGCTCCCTCCTACTCCCCGTGACGATGTTCCATTTCGATAGGGCCGTCATCCTCGGTGTGCTTTTCTTGCTCGATTTGCTCACCCTCGCGGAATCCTATCTGATAGCCCAGCGCCATGCACAACACACAGGCCGCCGTCTGAATCAGCGCAGCGCATAGAATAGCCAAATTCATCAATCTACCTCCTCAGACCAATATTCTTCGCGGCATTCGCCGCATGTGATATTCCTGCAACTTTTTTCTTCCCTGTAACCAGCATCGAACGTGCTCGGGCAAAAAGTCAGCGCCCCATCTGTTACTTCCGCTCGCGGAAACATCTCTAAAAATTTCATCTGGCGGGTCACAATAGGGTTTTCTTTTCCCCACTTTTCGATGATTTCGACTCGCTTTTTGATTTCTTTCTCGTCTTTCGTAATATCGCACCCGTTCGGCAGAACACAATGCGAGCAATCCTCCTGCTTATAGTGCATACGCGCCAAGATTTTCAAATATTCAACAGCATCCAAGTCTTGTAACCTCCCTCTTAAACTCTCTGTATGCCCGTGTGTACTCATACGACGGCTCGAAGATGTGCGATACCGCGTTGCCCAGCTTCGGCTCGAACTGGTTCAGCATGAGCAATTCGTCCTCGAAACGCCCGGCAAACGGGCAGCCAGCACATCCTGTCCGCCTGCACCCGTACAGCGTATAGGCTTCACTGTGGCAGATTCCGTAGCATTTCTCGAACAGCGCTTTGTCCTCACTTTTCCACCAAAACAGTGGAAAATACTGCAATCCGTGCCGTCCGTCTGACATGCAGCTCTTGTAATTTGTGGAGCGAGCCCCCCCTTCGGCCTTTCTGACCCCTATAAACTGGATACCCGCCGCGTACTTTTTCCTTGCCAAGTCTCCGGCGCTTTTCTTCGCCAAGTCACAGCATTTTTTCGATATGCTGAACGTGGGCGGATTCCGCACCATAAACTCTTTCAAGTAGGCCGCCGACGCAATCTCCGTCTGCAACGGCCTGTGCGGCTCGGCTTTCCAGTTATTGCACCACCACCTAAGTGCCGCTTTGCATTGCGGATACTCCGCGTAGAGGACATCGAATGGCTTATCTTCCCACTTGAAATTGTGCTTTTGTAGTCGCTCTATGTATTCCGAGAACTGCTTGCTGTAAAACGGATAGCCGACGGATCGGACCGCGGCTGCCACTTTCTTCTTGCCGGATTCCTCGTGTATCTCGATTCCATACCGGCCTTTCAGATAGCGGATGTGTGCCTTGGTCGCATCCATCTCTATCCCAGTATTGAACCACACATAGTCCACCTCACAGCCGCTCCCGGGCTTCAAATGCTCCACGACATCGACCATGTCATCGCTGTCGGATCCGCCGGAAACCGACACCAGTATCCTGCTGTGCTGGTCCATCACACTCTTCGTTTTGCAGAAACCGTCATACACCGCAAACGTCGGTGCTCTCGCCATGTAGTCCTCTACGTTCATTTTTCCCTCGTTCTTTCGCGTACTCGCAGCATTCAGAATCGGATGTCTGGTAGTGATGCTTTAAGCACAGGCCCACCGGGCGAGGTTCCGTCCACTTACGCCAGTGGCAATGTCTGCACTCGATTTTATACGAGCGCACATCCAAGATTTTCAGCGACCAGTGCATTTTTCCGGGAACACCGCCCCATTCTGGCCGAGCGGCGGTTTCACGGACAGGAACAACCCGGCAGTATAACGTGTCCGAATCGTTCCGATAGCCGTTTCTCAGCGCAACCCATATAGGTTCGTTTTTGTACTTCATCAGCCGGCTGTCATAATAGCCATTGGCTGCGCGGTATTCCTCTTTTTTCTCGCCGCTGGCAATCATCTCGAACCAATTACGCTTGATAGTGAATGTCAACATTTCTGCCCACCTCTGTTCATTTCCTTTTGCTCGATTTCGTCCAACTTGGCCGCCAGACCCGCTTCAAAAATGCGGCGATTTTCCTCGTCACTTTTGCTTGGGTCGCTTTTATAACGGCATGGCTCTTCCAGCGGGCAACCGTCGCACCTTCGATTGTGCAAAGTGTGCTTGGCGCAGATCCCTTTCAGCTTGTAAACGACATCGGTAGGAATATTTACCCAACATTTGCTTCCCACACTCATTCCTCACCCGCCTTTTCTTTGGAATCACGCAGCAGCGTCCTAAGCACCGTCTCGGTGTAGTTTACGAGGTTCCAGTATTCTTCCCCGTAAAGGGCCGCCTCGTTGCCGGGATCCTCGTTGCGCTTGCTCTCCTCGTCCTCGTCCGCACAGGGAACCCGTATACCCTTTCGATGCAGCAGGTTGTCAAACCGCTCTACGATGCCACAGGCCCGCTCCCTCACGCTTTCGTTTACCTCGATTTCGTGAAGTGCATCCGCCAGTTGCAAAAGCATTTCCTTGATTTCCTCCGCGTCCTCGACGAGTTCCCGGGTACTTTTCGGCACCCCGGCCACGCCGTTGTTCCTTGCTTCTACCCACATCTCGATGTGTTCGTCAATGTCGAAGTCCTCCGCGTACTCGCGGACTTTCTCGGCAAAATTCTCTTTTTCCACGGTCACGACGAGGTTTTCGCCCGCAGGAGAATAACTTTCCAATTCAACCGTTCCGGCATCCTGGTCCTCACTCACACTCCACCCGAGGTTTTCACATCCCTCGAAAAGTTTCTCAATCATGCCTTGCCCTCCAAAATTGAAATAGCCTTGTTGATTGCGGCGCACTCGTTCTTTTCCCGGCAGGATTCATAGCACATATAGAAGCGGCAGCAGGGGAAATTTCCCTTTTGCCCCACGGCTTTTGAATCGAGACA